CGCGCGCGGCTCTCGAGCCATAAAAATGGTTGGAGGAGCGCGACCGGGTGTTGCTGGCTGACGCCCGAAAGTTTTAGTTTCGAGTGGCTCTTCAGCCGACAATACAGGTGGAACCATCGCCTGCTTAAGTTTTTCAACTTCTGCCCAAAGTTTCTCAAGCGGGCGAGGGGGCGCCAAAACAGCATTCGGAAGCCCAGAAATAACCATCGTGGTTTCGTCAGTAAGGCGAGTGATGAAACAAACATTCGGAGCATTGTCTGTCACATTCCCTGTACTGGCATGATGTACCATGATAAAATCAAGAATGAGGTCAGTATTAGCGACATTGTGATGAATCGCCTCAGACTTAACCTCCACAATGGCAGACTGAACAAAAGGAATGTTCCAATTGCTAATCGTACCAGTGAGATCCATGTGGGAGTAGGCGTACGCAAGATTCAAAACTGCAACATCATTAAGCGGCGTCGAAATAAGCGACCCGGCAATCGGGTAAGCGGTATCACTTGAAGCCGTATTGCCGTCGTTGAAGTAGCCTTGGTAATACACAAGCCATTTCCCAACATAATTGGTCAGCGGATGGAATGTAAGGCGCATCGTAGTATGCGTTGTACTCTCCCTGGTGGTGATAATCCCATCACTGGGATTCTTTGGAAAGATAGTACCACCACCATTTTTGAGGTCGGCCCACACGCGCGGATACACGAAAGTGGCTTCAGTATTGATGCCAACATCGATAATCGCGCCAGAAATGGCGGGCAACAAAGCCTCATTTATCACTGGGACCTCAAACTCCCACTCATACTCAACCCAAAGTTCACCAACAACAGTGGAACCTCCAGGGTTCAGACGAGTAAAGAGCATAAAATGACCAAGTGCATTGAACCGGTTGTCCAAATCAGCATCAACGTAAAATTCAAATCCCTTAGTGGCGGCTTTTGGGCGCCACGTCCAGGAATGGGGGTTACGATCAGTTGTATAGAGAGGACATTCAGAAAAAGCAGTGGACGAAGCAAGATCACGAAGGGTTGCAATTCCAGAATCGTGGTCAGTCGTCACATCAGAATCGAACATCCCAACCAACGCTCCGTCGGTTTCAGAACCGACAAAGCCATTGTAGATAACCTTAATCTTGCGGCAGCGAAAACGCTGCCACAAGGCTGACTCAATGCGAGCACGCCGAAACACCGGAGAATACGGAGAAATCTTCAACTCCGCAATCTTATCATCTGCAACAGTTGATGTCAAATCAACTTTTTGCCAGAGATCACGGCCAGAGACAAGCGCGGTTTTCCCGCTCATTGTAGTACGCGGGTTAATCGCAGTCATGCGGCCGGGCGCTGCACCATGCTTAACACCAGACTTTGACATCTGTTGCTTAACAACTGCAGCAACCGCGGTTTTCATTGTTCGGACGGCTTTTTGCGCGGTTTTCGGGCCCGCGCCTCCCTTCTTTTTCCCTCCCTTCTTAGCTACCATTTCAACAGATCCAAGAGCTTTGATTTTGCTATGGAACTGCCTCTCGTTCGAGGGTATGGTATCTAAAGACTGCCTTTTTGGGTTAGAGTCGAAACTGGAGCGCGAACCAAAGCTGGAAGCAATGTGGCGGGCTGTTTTGACTCCGTGATGGACAGCGGAACGGAATGATGAACCAGCGGCGGACGAAACTGCGGCTGGTGGTGCGTCGAAACCTGTGAGGGCTCCGATGACAGACGTGGTGCTTGTTTTGAAGTCCCTTCTGACTTCTTTTGCGCCGGTATCTCGGCGGTTCCCAGAACAATATTGAAACGCTTCTTCAAGTTCTTACGCGCATTCGCGCGAGCTTTAGCGGGCAACTTTTGATCAGTCGCACGACTTACAAGCTCATCACGAGTGGGTTGAACTGGAACTTTCTTCTCCTCCGGCAAAACAAAAACATCACCAGCAAAAGGATGCCCAGGAAGGGCAGTAATCACTGTCTGAATTCTCGGTTGTGTAGGTGGAGCAAGGAAGGCTTCATTGCCTGTAACATGATACATAAAATACTCCCTGCTACGAGCTTGGTCCGGAGCAATCCGAATCAAAAGCTTATGAAGCATTTTGTACTTTTCTTCATCAAAAACAAACATCTCACAGTACGAGCGCAGCGTTTGCGGCAAATACTGGAAGTCACGAGGGTCGCCAATCCACAGATTGGTAAGACATTTCTTCCAAGCATTCGACACTATCACTATGCCGTA